CGAAGTAGAATATTGGCCAGTTATCAAACCATTTCTTATTTTTCTAAAAGCAATTAAAAATGACGAATATACAAACATAGATATGGATAAAAATGTCGTTGAAAAACTTCGGGAGATATAAATAGAGTTATGGGAATTCTAAAATCTGCCGCAGACCTGGTATATACACTTCGATTTTTAAAGTTGTTAACTACACCTTTTGAAAAATTGGGTGCATATGAGATTGGTCTTATCGATAAAGATGGTGTGGTAGATAAGAAAAGAAAAGCAGAACTTAAATTAACAATGGATGGTAGAATGGACTTGTCTACTCATTACACTACATTTCTACGTCTTGTTATTAGATTAAAATCATTATTAGCAAAAATACCTGGTGGTAAATCATTTGTTGCAAGATATGGTGCCGCACTGGCACTTATCAAAGAACATGGCGAACTATCAGATAAGAATCTACTTAAGATTCACGAAGCAACAGGTATTGATATTCTAGATGTCCTTGCAGAAGATACACAATGGTTTATGTTAGAAGACAAACAATTATCTCCTGGTGTTTATAAAATGAAACATGATAGTATGACTCGAATTTATACTGACACGTATAAAGATGACAAAGTAAGAATTCTTGAAGAAGAATCAACTCCTGTAGACGAAGTTTTAGGACTTGACATATATTCTGCAATCCATTTGCCAACCAATCAAAAAATGTATGTGACTACAGGAGATATTACCAAGTGAGATTTGATACTTACGTAAAAACTCAAGAACTAACAGAAGGCACATTCTTGTTTGAACAACAAGTGCATCGTGAATTACAAGAATGTACTTACGAAGATTGGTGTATGTTATTAGAAGACGAAAAGAAACCTTGGTGGCAAGATAAAGGTGAAAAGTTTCAACAAGACTATATTAAAAAGAATCCACAATCTGATACTGCAAAAGCAATGCGGTCTTATCTATCAACTAAAGACACACCTACTACTGATACTGATACTGATAAAAGTGTTGATACTAAAACAAGTTCTGCAGATGCAGACGAACCGAGTAAAGATAGATACAACGAACCTTTAAGTAAACACCCAACATTAAAAAAAGCATTAACAAGTGAAGTCAATAATTTAGTAAAAGACGTAGGCGTTGAACGAGACAATCTAGTAAACGCAATCAAAGAAAAAAGTGTCTTTAAAGCAGTTAAGGCAGTTGGTATGGGTGGTGGTAAAGTTGCACTAGACGGAATGAAAACAATAGACAGTGCAGTAAATTTTGCCGCAGATAAAGTGGCGGCAACAAAAGCAGTGCAAGGACTACAGAAAGGACTTATAAAAGTAGACTCGTTCTTAGACCAATATCCTAAGTTAAAAAAAGTGAGTGGTGTTGCGATTGGTGGGTTTTTAACTTATCAGTGGTTGCAAATGTCGTTCTCAGGTAATTTAGATAGTGATTATGACTTGTCAAATATACCAGAAGCAATTGCAGGTAATATTGGATTTACTGACATACTGGCAACTCCAGCAGGTGTAAAAGGTATGGGACTACTTGCCGCTGGTATTGCAACAGGTGGTTTGACTGCATTATGGTTAGGTGGTAGAAAAGGACTAATGTTAGCGGCCGCATATACAGGTGCAAAGAAATTAGGGGATAAAAAAACTGAAAACAAATTATTCACAAAAATGCGACAACTCGTTAAAGGTGATACAGGAGACTTAGATAACAAAGATAGGGAACCTGAAGAACCAGTAAAAGATGAACCTGAAGAACCAGTAAAAGATAAATAGAACTATGAAGAAATGCGATTGTGAAGACTTGTTAGTAGAACAAGCAGAGTATCAAGGAAAGAAGGTCAAACTCAATGACCCTATCCGTACATCTGAAAACCCCAATAAAAAATTTAAAGTATACGTAAAGAATGAAAAGGGTAAAGTCGTAGTAGTTAGATTTGGTGACCCAAACATGGACATCAAAAGAGACGACCCAGGAAGACGAGCATCTTTTAGAGCAAGACACAATTGCGACAATCCAGGTCCTAAATGGAAAGCACGATATTGGTCATGTTATCAGTGGAGAGGAAGTGCAAAGGTTGACAATTAAAAACTAAAATTTTTAATTGTATATATAAGAATAGGAGAAAAGTATGTTAAGTTTATTAGGTAGTTTATTAGGATTTGGGGGTTCAATAATCCCAGGCATACTAGATAGTTTCAAGAAAAAACAAGACCAGAAATACGAACTTCGTAAGTTAGAAGTTCAAGCAGAAATCAACAGAGAGAATTTAGAACATCAAGCAAGACTTCAAAAAGAACTTGGAAAACAAAAGATAGAATTATTCCAAGCACAAGCAAAAGATAAAGAACACGAGAGATTAATACAACACGATATAGTGTTGCAATCAGGCACAGGATTTATAGGTGGATTAGCAAGGTCAGTCAGACCAATCATTACTTATGCGTTTTTCCTTTTGTTCGCAGTCATAGAAGGCACATTACTCTATGGGGCACTACAAGCGGGAACAGACTTTCAAGAAGCAATCAATATATTATGGGACGAAGATACCAAGGCAATCTTCGCCGCAATAATATCTTTTTGGTTTGGGTCTCGTGCAATAGATAAGAATCGTTCAAAATAATCATTGACAACTCTATTTAATTAGAGTATAATAGTCCACACTTTAACTTTCACAAGGAGAGAACTTGGACTTAAATATTGACAAAAAACGAGATAAACTACTAGAAGATTATTCAGTAGGAATGTTAAAAGACTTTTATCTTACAGATTATGAAAAATCACCACAAGAAGGATTTGCACGTGCCAGTTTAGCATGGTCAAACTACGACAATAAAACAGACAAAGAACTTGCACAACGACTTTATGACTATGTGAGTAATAAGTGGTTTATGTTTGCATCTCCAGTTCTTTCTAACGCACCTAACGGACAAAATAAAAAGAGTAAGGGTATGCCTATATCTTGCTTTTTAACATACGTTCCAGACACCTTAGAAGGTCTTATCGAGCATTCTAGTGAACTGCGTTGGTTATCTATCATGGGTGGTGGAGTTGGCGGTCATTGGTCAGATGTAAGAACAGTATCAGACATTGCACCAGGACCAATACCTTTTCTACATACTGTTGATGCAGATATGATTGCGTATCGTCAAGGTAAAACACGTAAGGGTTCTTATGCGGCATATATGGATATCTCTCACCCAGACATCATGGAGTTTCTAAACATACGTATACCAACTGGAGATGTCCAACGTAAAGCACTTAATATTCACAACGCAATTAATATTACTGATAAATTTATGGAAGCAGTCATGACAAATAGTAATTTTGACTTGGTTGACCCGAATGACAAGTCAGTAAAAGAAACGGTCAGTGCAAGAAAACTATGGGAGAGAATACTTGAGATAAGATTTAGAACGGGAGAACCATATCTAAACTTTATTGATACTGCAAATAGATATCTACCACAACCACTCAAAGATAAAGGACTTGAAATACATGGAAGTAATCTATGTAATGAGATACACTTACCAACAAGTCCTGAGAGAACTGCAGTTTGTTGTCTATCATCTTTAAATCTAGAATACTATGACGAGTGGAAAGATACTACTATTGTAAGGGATTTAATAAGAATGTTAGATAATGTGTTGGAGTACTTCATACAGAACGCACCTGACTCGATTTCTCGTGCAAAGTACTCTGCTATTCGAGAAAGAAGTTTGGGTCTTGGTGCAATGGGATTTCACTCTCTTCTACATAAACATGGTGTTGCATGGGAATCTGAGTTAGCAAAAGAGATTAATGAACAAGTATTTAGTTTCATTCACGATGAAGCACACGCAGAAACAGAACTACTTGCAAAAGAAAGAGGAGAATATCTTGACGGAAAGGGTTCGGGTAAAAGAAACGCACACTTGACTGCGATTGCCCCAAATGCATCTAGTGGTGTTATTCTTGGAACAAGTCCTTCTATTGAACCACTGAAAGCAAATGCATATACACACAGAACTCGTGCGGGTAGTTTTCTAGTAAAGAACAAATACTTAGAACAACTACTTGAGTCTAAAGATATGAATAATGATAGTATTTGGAGTTCTATAATAACAAATAAAGGGTCTGTACAACACTTATCCTTTCTTACAGAAGGCGAAAAAAGTATATATAAAACTGCAGACGAATTAGACCAAAACTGGATAGTTCAACACGCAGGAGACAGACAGAAATATATATGTCAAGGACAATCTGTTAATCTTTTCTTTCCTGCGGGTGCAGATAAATCATATGTAAATAAAGTTCATCTACGTGCATGGAGTCACGGGTTGAAAGGTCTTTACTATCTACGAACAGAAGCAAAGTCTCGTGCAGAGAATGTTTCAGAGAAAGTAGAACGTGTTGCATTGCAAAGTGATACAAGTACAATCGTATATACCAAACCGAATTGTCCTTTCTGTCAACTTGCAAAAGAAGAACTGAAACTTCGTGGTATACCATATGACGAGATTAATCTTGAAGAGATTGGTAAAACTGCAAGAGAAGTAACGGGTCGAAAAGGAGTCAAGACAGTTCCACAAATATATTTACAAGGTGAATATGTTGGGGGTTATGAAGAACTCATGGAACTATTTGACAAAACAGAAATCGAAGAGTCGGAAGACTGCAAAGCATGTGAAGGATAACAATGGCACTATTAGAATTTTCAAAAACATACAAACCCTTTCTCTACCCTTGGGCAGTAGAATTAACTAAAAAACACGAAGAGATACACTGGATAGAAGATGAAGCAGAACTATCCGAAGATGTTCAAGACTGGAGAACTAAACTCACAGACGATGAAAAGTTATTCATCACACAAGTATTAAGATTGTTTACACAATCAGATGTACAAGTAGGAGAGAACTATCACGAACTCCTAATCCCTAAATTTAAAAACAACGAAGTCCGAAACATGTTATCTTCTTTTGCAAATAGAGAAGGTGTACACCAACGTGCATACGCACTACTGAATGACACACTTGGTTTACCAGATGAAGACTTTAGTGCATTTCTAGAATACAAAGAAATGGCAGACAAGATTGATTTCATGAAAGATGGCGATATTTCAAGTCATACAGGTTTAGCACTAGCACTAGCACAATCAGTATTCAACGAAGGATTATCAGTCTTTGCATCTTTTGTAATGTTATTAAACTTTCAGAGATTTGGTAAGATGAAAGGTATGGGCACAATCGTTGAGTGGTCTATTCGTGACGAGACTTTACATGTCCAAGGTAATGCAAAACTGTTTAGAGATTTTTGTGGTGAACATACACGTATTGTCACAGATGAACTTAAATCTAAAATCTATCAGATTGCAAAAGATGTAGTTAAGTTAGAAGATAAGTTTATTGACCTTGCTTATAATGACCATGAAATAGAAGGTCTTAAGAAAGAAGATGTTAAGCAATATATCAGACACATCGCAGACCGAAGATTATTACAACTTGGCATGAAACCAAACTTTAAAGCAAAAGACAATCCACTACCGTGGTTAGATTGGGTACTCAATGGTGCATCACACGATAACTTCTTTGAAAAGAGAGTTACGGAGTATTCTGTCAATGGTCTAGAAGGCGATTGGGGTTGGGAGAATGTGGACGAACCACAACAACTCGAAAGAATTGAAGATAAACTAGATGATTTAGTTGCAAATGTGGGTTGTTAGTTTTGGAAGAAAAAGAGTATGAGATAATCTGTCATGTATGCGAGTCTCATACTCACATCATCATAGATAATGATGAAGAACCTTTATACTGTCCCATGTGTGGAGTAGATGCAATAGAGATAAATGAACTCTAAATAGTTCATAATGAAATTCAATCTTGATACTATATTTACAGATACAGAATTTAAAGAATTAAAAGAACTATCTAAAACTCTCGACTATAAACCTATAGTACCAAAAAATACTCTTCACATATACAGATATTTATTTTCAATCTTTAAAACTGCATCTGAAACGCCAAATAAATTTACAGATAAAATAAAAGAACATTTTAAAATAAATTTAAATTTGCAATCTTGGTATTTTATAGAATATCAAGAAGGTGCATTTGCAACTCCACATAAACATGAAGATGCGGCAAGTCTTATTTCAACAACAACATTAATATCTGAACCAAATGAATTCAAAGGTGGTGATTTTTATATTAATGAGTATGCTAATTCAGAATCTCCATATCAAAGACAAAAAATTAAAATGAAAGCAAATGAAACTTTTTTAATACCAGGCGATGCATTACATTCTGTAACAGAAGTTACAGAAGGAGTAAGATTAGCACTAATTACATGGTGGGGTAATAATAGTGCTATGGTTCAGGCACTACACGATAGAGAATAAATATATAAAGTTATGTGGTATTATAATGATGAACCATTTAATATGAGTGAAGAAGACCTTGAGAACTATCAAGGTTTTGTCTACGAAGTAACAGAACTTGAAACTGGTATGAAATATATAGGTAAGAAATTCTTTTGGAAAAAGAAAGTTCTACCTAAAAATAAATCAAGAAAACGTAAAATCATAACCAGAGTTCAGTCAGACTGGAAAACATACCATGGTTCTTCTGCAGAAGTAAAACAACTTGCAGAGCAAGGATTTAAGTTTACTAGAAAAATATTACAATTATGTCGAACAAAAGGTGAGTGTTCTTACTACGAAGCAAAACTTCAATTTGAAAATGATGTTCTATTGAGAAACGACTATTTCAATGAGTTTATTGGTTGTAAGATACATTCTAAGTTTATTAAGGAGATGAAGAATGATTATTTCAAGAGAACTGATAAATCCTAATATTATCATAAATGGCATGACATATGAAAAAATATGTCAGAGAATTAACAAATTCAAACACATGTTTCTTGACAGAGGCATGAAACAACATGATAGTATTAGTGTCACAACATTAAATTGTCCAAGTGATTATTATGCGGCCTTGTTTGCGGCATGGGAACTTGGTATGAAAGTTATTACCTGCTCAGATAGAATATTAAAAACAAGAAAAGATGCAAAACACATGTTAGATGCTGTCGAACATATGATTACCACTATCAGTAAGTCCTTTCGTGGTTATCAAGAATTTTGTGTACATGATTTAAATAAACCATTAGACCCAAACAACTCAGGTGGTTTGACTCGTATGGATTTAAAAGATGGTCTTTATGCTGATGTAATAAATTTATATAATCATTGGGAAAACGAACAAGGCACAGACAATGTTATGTTGATGGACGATGTTGCACCATATCCTGGCACACCTATTCAACCTTGGGAAGTGAGTGAAGATTCGTCTGCAGTTATGTCTATTGACCCATGCATGGACATAAAAGAAATTGATGAATGGTGGCACCCTGATTATTTTACACACAAACAAATTATCGAGTCTGTAAAACAATACTCGTTTCCTTACAAAAAATGTGCAATGTCTAGAACAATTCATCACAATAGATGTATTGATTACTACTTTTTACCAGCACTAATGAATTGTGAAGAAATATTCGATGTCACGTTAATGGACCACACTGAACGTCCTGAAGAAGCATTTATTTACGAATACGTTACAGACTATGCAGTTAAGGCAGTTCGTGAACATGAAATAGAAAGAATACTATTTCCTGACCCAGAATCACTTGAGTTTTTTAAAAGTAAACTTACAGAACCTTTTACACATGAAGTTTTATACAATGTCGGTAAACAAGAAATTAGTTCTAAAACTAGAGTAGTAGATGATGCTGGTGTTGACATAGAAACAGGTAAGTTTGTTGGATAATGATAATTAGTCGTGACATTATTAATGATGAAATAGATTTTGATGATAATAAATCAAAAGCGGACCTTATCTATGAAATAAGACAATGGAAAATGTTACTCAAAGAGAACTACAATGTTCGTAAAGGAGAAACAATTGCTATTGGTATTCTAGATGTAAATCATTTACATTTAACATCTATTATTGCATGTGCCGAGTTAGGTCTAAAAATATTTTTGATTGATGCTCCAGCAACAGAAGAGTCTTTACCTTATACAAAAATTGCACTTCATGGTCCTGTTGATTATTTGATTCATGAAAATTTTTCAGGCGATGACCTTTATGGTGGTCTACATGGCAAGATGATTCGTGAATATAGTAAAGAACTAATTGATGCACGAGAACTTAAATTAAAAGTACCAACAGGTATGGACTACATTAGTGAAGTATCAGAAGATGATATTTTTATGATTAGTTCTACTTCTGGTTCTACTAAACCTTCTCGTAAAGTTGAATTTACACACAAAGAAATATACGCAATAGCAAAAAGAAATATTGATGTCTTTAAATTAAAACCAGATACAAAGATTTTACATAGTAAAAATATGCACCATATTAGTGCAATGTTGTGTACACTTTTACCATCACTTATGGTAGTTAAAAAACATAGGTCGTTTACTTTAGCAGAATTTACTAAATGGCAAGGCGCAAATCTTCATTTGATGGATTTTAATCATGTAATGATACCAAACGAAAAGATGTTAGACTGGTTTATTGAATTCTTTGAGAAAAATGGTGGACTAAAAGAACTCACAACATTAGTTATGTGTGGATTTGCAATGACACAAAAACATGTAGATATGTGTAAAAAATACAACGTAGAGTTTATTTCACATTACGGTAGTGTAGACACTGCAATTCCATTATTAGTGAATTATATTGATAGTGACTCAGAACACACTCCAGACTCTCTAGGAGTCGCTCCAGACGATTTTTATGACATAGACGTATCACCCACTGGTCACGTATCTGTAAACACCCCTATGTGGTCTGAAAGACGTGCTATGGACGATATATTAGAAATAGTTGATGGTAAATATATATTGAAAGGTAGAGTAGATAATTCAATTCGTTTAGATGAATTAGTTAAATCATGTCCAGAACCTATAAACCTATATGATTTCTTTTATGATACTAAAATTAATATGGAACAATTACGTGGACATATAAAAAATGTGAAAAAAAGACTTGACAAAAATTGTTGAACCCTGTACCATATACAGTATATTGAGTGATATTAGAGAGGTAAATAATGATAAACGCAATAAGTAAAAGAGAGTATACAGGTACTAACTTCGATACTCTTATGGTAAATGGTGCTGTTGAAGGTCAAGAGTTCGCAACTTTCAAACAGATGATTAAATATCTAGGTTGTTCGGGTAAAGACCTTAAAGGTCTTAAGTCGTTTGCAACTTTGTTCTTTGTTAAAGAAGTAGAAAACGAAAAGGGCGAGACTGAAAAGGTCAGAAGGTTCTTTAATGTCTTCTCAGTAGAACAAGCAAAACAACAGATTGTTTTGAACGCACTTGACAATGTTGATTATTTGAACTCAGTTAAAGAGGTTGCGTAGTGGATTACCAAAGACCCTTTAACTATAATACTAATCTTGCACATTGGAGAATAGAAGATTTTCCTTTGTTAAAGGTTAGTACTAATCAAGGTGGTGGAGATTGTGTACTACCACATTGTTATCTAGAACTAGAACACATCGCAACGGGTTATAAAGATTGGATACCTTTGAACTACAAAGAGTGTCAGTTGATTGACCAATATGTTTATCTAAATAAAGAGAAAACAATAACAGGTATTAATCTTTGTATTAAGTTATTAGACGATAGATTAAAAAGAGATGCGGAAGACGTTGGACAAGAATGGTTGCCTTTAGAGGAAACTCACTTCATTCCAACTGACCCAGCAGAAGTATTCAGACACATTATTAAAACAAACTAGAGAGGTAATATGGCAGAAATGTTAATAGAAGTAGACATCTTAAAAGAAGTCTTAAAAAAAGCAGACATCGTGGAAAAGTTAATTCCATTGATTACTGACTTAGGTTGGGAGTACCAACGAATGAGTGCTGACGGTAAAGAGTCATTTGATAAAATAGAGGAACTACTCATGAGTATGGGTACAGAAGTTCCTGCCTCAGTGGGGGTCAAATAATGCATTATAATGATTTTGTAAAAAAGATGTTCGCAGAAAATTGTAAGGAAAGAGTAGCATATGGTGAAAAACCTTACGATGATATAAATTACTACGAGTCAAAAAACTATATGTTCTTGACTGCGAAGTATAGAAAAGAATATGACACAACCAATACAAGTACAAAAAATTCTTAGTAAAAAAGAATTAAAAGAATTGATTAAGCAACAACAGTTGCAGAAACAATAAGAGATAGTTAACTCTTAGATAAATAACTACGGGAAATCACTCCTGTAAAGGGAGTGGTTTTTATATATAATTTTATAGGAAATAATTATGGAATTAGAACTATACGAAATTCTAGAACGTTTTGAAAAAATAAAGAGTAAAAAAGAAAGAGTACAATTTTTACAAGCAAACTCTATACCAGCATTGAAAGATGTAGTTAGAGGTTGTTACGATAGTACTTTAGAATTTATGCTACCCGCAGGTAAACCACCATATACACCAAATAGACCAGAGAGTGTGCCATCTTCATTAAGAAGATTGCATAGACAATTTGGCGACTTTGTGCGTGGCAGAAAAACTCAGGGTGTACCTCAATTCAAGATAGAACGAAAATTTGTACAGTTACTAGAATCTATTCATGCGGAAGATGCAGAGATTGTTGTTAAAATGATAAACAAAGAACAACCTGCAAAGTATCTTACCGAAAGTCTTGCCAGAGAAGCATTCCCTGGTTTGATTAAAGGTTCTGGATTTGACGAATAAGTAGGGAACTTTTAAAGAACTTGACTCCCAGTTTCGTTATGATACTTAAGGAGGACAATGTATGACATTGGCACAAGTAGAACGTTTAAGGAAAGATGAAAGAGAACTAGATAATCGGATTTATCGATTAAAGAAACAAGGTAAAGATAATTTAGTTCGAAAACTCACCATAAAACGTGGATTCCTTAAGCAATCTATATGTGATTCTTTTAACGAAACACAATAGGGGGTGGTCTTATCTCGTAGGGGGGTATTTCCCCCTTACGTTAATTATAAATAATATATTATGCCGACATATGAATTTTACAACACTGAAACAGAAGAGATAGAAGAACATCTAATGTCTTACAAAGACTTAGATAAATTCGCAGAAGACAATCCACATCTAAAGAAAAGAATATCTGCAACAGCAACAATATCTCAAGCAGGGTCAACACTTAACAAAACAAGTGGTGATTGGAAAAATTTATTAACTAAAATTAAAAAAGAAGCAGGAGGTAATAATGATGTCGCAGTCAAACACGGACTCTCAAAACCCAATACAGTACACGATTGATGATATTGGTGGTGAAGTTGTCAAAGACAACGAAACCTATTTACTCAAAGACAATAAGACTCTTAAGAATCTTGTTTTGAGTTCAACATTATTACATTCTTTTAAACAAACTACAGGTCACAATCATTCAGGACAAGAAGAAGTCTATATCTTTATGAGTGGTAGAGGTTATATAACAGTTGATGAAGAAAAGATTGATGTCGAACCGGGCACAGTAGTGTTGATTCCTGATGGTGCTTTTCATCGAGTTCATAATATTCTGAAAGAACCTTTATACTTTCTTTGTGTGTTTGATGGTAAGAGAAACCATTAATGAAGTTTAAAGAATTACAATCTATGTTATTGAAAGATGAATACTTCATTACTTTTCAAAGTATGAATAGTGATAAAGTGTATACTAAAAAATGCACTTTGAAAGAAACTCCAACTAAAGTAAATCAAAAAGAAGGGAATAGTATTCTTGTTTATTTGAAAGATGATAAAAGATTTGAAGATATTGAACTTACATCTATAAAGGATATCAAACCCGCATGGAGAAATTTGTAATGTATGTTAAAATTAAATAAGATAGAACCTACTACTAAAAATCAAGAACTAGTATTTAAAGCATGGAAGGGCGGTGATAATCTAGTACTTAACGGAAGTGCAGGCACAGGTAAAACTTTTGTATCTCTATATCTTGCACTTGAAAAAATCTTTAGTAAATCTAGAATTAAAAAACTTGTTATCATAAGAAGTGTTGTACCGACAAGAGATTTAGGGTTTTTACCAGGAACAGTAGAAGAAAAACTATCTGCATTTGAAACACCATATCAACAAATGTGTACAGAGTTATTTAATGATAAGAACTCATATGAAACACTTAAAACTAAAAACCAAATAGAGTTTTTATCAACATCTTATATTCGTGGTACCACATTTAATAATTCTATTCTTATAATCGATGAATGTCAGAACTTGACATTTCATGAATTAGATAGTATAATTACACGAGTTGGCAATAATTGTCGAATTATTTTTTGTGGTGATTACTATCAAAGTGATTTCAAACAAGCAAAAGATAAAGCAGGCATTATTGAATTTATTGATATAATTGAACATCTAAATAGATTCTCAGTTATAGAGTTTGATTGGAAAGATATAGTTCGTTCTGATTTTGTTCGTGATTATATTATGACAAAAGAAATGTTGGAGAAAAAATGAAAACAGTAATGAAATTGATTGAATGGATATTAACTTGTTGGCGTAGTGTCATGGACAATAGATACAATCCACTAAGTTATATTAAAGACCCAAGTATTCAAAGTTATTTTACATTAGCATTGTTTGTAATGTGGTCTTGTTATTTTGGCATAGTTGCAATTGTTTGGTTAGACTGGGAAAATTATAATATACCCACTTCAATTATAATACACATTGCAGTTCTTGTTCCTATCATGATAACGAATTACGTGTTTAAAGAGGCAAAAAACGGTAATATAAAATGACAGAATTTACTACAGGTATACACAATGCATGTATAACTATACTAAAAAGTTCAAGTTTAACACTTGCACTAATCTATACCTTTGGACACATAGTCATTTCAATGACAGTTATATATTTTATGACAGGTGCCACATTATTTGAAGCAGGTATAGTTGCACTTGTTGAACCTGCAATAAATGGTGTATGGTTTTATATTTTGCATTCTGTCTGGAGAAAATTAAAGTGAGAGTAGGATTTACTTGCAGTACTTTTGACTTACTACATGCGGGTCATGTACAGATGTTACGTGATGCAAAATCTCAATGTGAGTATCTTATCGTGGGATTACAGATAGACCCGAGTGTAGATAGAAAAGAAAAGAATGCACCCATTCAAACAATCGTTGAAAGGTATACGCAACTCAAAGGTGTTAAGTACGTTGACGAGATTATACCCTATGCAACTGAACAAGACCTAGAAGACATTCTAAGTCTATATACTATTGACGTAAGAATATTAGGAGATGAATATCGTGATAAAGACTTTACGGGAAGAGACATCTGTCGTCAAAGAGATATTGAAATATATTTCAACAAAAGAGACCATAGATTCTCTACTAGCGATTTAAGAAGGAGAGTTTGTGAAACTTAGTAAAAATTTTAGTTTAGAAGAAGTAATTAGAAGTTCGACTGCAACAAAGTTGGGCATTGATAATACACCAAACGAAGAACATTTAAAAAATCTACAAGTAGTGGTTGATGAAATTGCACAACCACTCAGAGACTATTTCGGTAAACCCGTTAGAATAAACAGTGGGTATCGTTCTCCTGCATTGAATGATGCAATTGG